GTTTCTTTTTCTAAAAGCAAATCTATGTATTGTTTTGCTTTCTGTAAGTCTTGTATTTGACCAGCTCTATGTTTGTGTTTGTATCTCCATCTCATTAAATACTTAATGGCGTTGGCTTCCGCATACGGAACGTCATTCTGCATAATGAAAGTAATAGGTTCTATTTTGTATCTAAAATAGTGCGCTGGTTTCTTTACGCTATCCGCCATAGTTTAATACCTCCTGTATCTCTGTCGTAATCGTTATGTCTAAGAATTCTTGCGACCCTTGCTTGGGCTAGTGCTTCATCAGTTGAGTAACCAACTTTTGCGTATGCAGCTAAAGCGCGTTGCCATAGGTCTAAGAGGGGAACGTTAATGTGGTCTCCTAAAATCTTTTGAGCGGTCTTCACACCAACTTGAGGGCAGCCAGAATATCCATCTGTAGCGTCACCACAGAGGGTCTGCATCATGTGCCAATAGTCAGCTTCTTGAGATGACACTTCGTCTATAGTTACGCCATCTTTAGAAATCTTCCCGGGTATTTGTAAGAGGTCTTTGTCTATTGAGACAATAATCTTTTCATCATTGGTAGGTTCGGTAGATAAAATACCAAGTACATCATCTGCCTCAAGGCCTTCCATTACAACTGCGCTATGCTTATCAAAACAATACTGCCTTAATGTTGGTAGCAGCATAGGTTTACGCTTTTGTTTTCTGTTGTCTTTGTAGCTGGGTAAGATGTCTTTACGGAAGTTTGACTTATCAGTTAGGGCAACAATGTATTTATCTGCTTTTAGATTTTCTTGTAGTTCCTGTATTTGATTATCGACTTCTGCTTTACAAATATTTTCATCGCAATGCAACGTCCATAACCCATCTCCCCAATGAGTAGGTATTTCATTTTTGGTAGCAATTTTGTAAATAAGAATATCACCATCTATTAATAGTGTTCTCATTCGTTTGTTTCTCCTTTGGTTAAGTTTGATTTGTGAAAGATTTCAGCAAGAGGTATCAAAACAACTTTTGACCTTTTGCCATCACCAACATTTTTCAATGTGTGATAATAATTTTTTGTTAATGTGCGGATTGTGTCGGTATCAAATATCAAACGACAATAATCTTTTTGACCATCAGCAAGTATGTGAACCCAATAGTCTGCTTCAGTTACTGATATGCCTGACGGCTTACCATAACTCTCAACTTCTATTGCAATGTTGCCTGTCTTATACCACCAGTCCCGTTCGGTCTTGACCTCAACTTTAAACTTGTCGGTGTCAAAGATGGCAGCAACACGTTTCTCTCGGTCTTGACCATAAGCCAAGTCCAAGTCGAATTTAGAATTTTTCAATGTGTGTCAGCCCAACTCTCGCCAACTTTATATTCCCCTGTTAGTGGTATCCTTAATTTAAAGTGCATACCTGTATTTTGAATTGCATCTACTGCAAGCTGTCCTACTGTTTCAGCATCATCTGCATCACACTCAACTTGTATTTCATCGTGAACCCATACAACTTGTTGAACATCTGGTAATCGTTTTATGTTTTTATCAAACTCGACAAGCCATTGCTTACATACGATTGCACCACTTGATTGCAATAACGTATTAAGTGCTGAGTGTTGTGAACGTACCTTTACGTGTCGTCCATCAAGGCCAACTATGTAACCTCTAGTGGAAGCTCTTTGTACGTCTTTAATAAGTTTATTTAATGCAGGTAAATTATTTAAGAACCTTGTTTTGATTTTAGAAGCTTCTCCTACTTTCTTACCTGTCACCTGTGCTATCTTTTTGACACCACCTCCATAAAGGAAGCAGTAATAAAATCTTTTTGCTATGTCCCTACTCTCAAGGCCTGCAAGTTCTTGGGTGTTGGTGTGGATGTCACCATTCAAGACAACATCGGTATAGTCTCCTGCATCATACTTAGCTAAATAGTGTGCAAGCATACGAACCTCTAAGCCTGATATATCAATACCGACCATCTTCTTGCCCGGAGTAGCTCTAAATAATTGACGGCACTCCTTGCCATAAGTTTTGTGAATGCTTGGAACTTGTCCTAAGTTTGGATGTGTATGGGAGGCACGACCTGTAACTGTAGAATTAGTATTACAGTTGCCGTGTATGCGACCATTCCTTTCTTGCTTTAACCAAGCTTGAGCACCTACTGCTAATTGTGCAATACGTTTTTCAATTAAGAAATGTTCACTTAAAATTTTTGCTTCAGGATATTTCAGTTTCTCTAAAACTGTTTCATCAACTTTGGGTTTACCATCAGGCGTAAACTCTACAGGTTGCCAATCGTATTTATTTTTTAGTCTATCTGCTATGTGCATACGACTAGACGGATTGAACGTAACCTTTTTTAATTTCATATAAGGAACACCTTTGATGTATCCCCTGGATTTATTATTAACTTTTGGTATGAATTTTGTACGCTCTACAATTGGAGGAAAAATATTTTGTAATTCATCCTCTAGTTCTAATCTGCGTGCATTTAATGTAGCAAATAATTCTTCACCTGCAGCTCTATCAAAATAAAACCCGTGCTGTTCTTGTCTAAATATTATTTGTGCAACCTTATGTTCAAGGTCAAGAGCGTCAGGTTGTTTTGTTTGTGTAAGTATATTGTAAAGTGTAGCTGTAACTTCTACATCTTGAATACAATACTGTAGCATTTCCTGTGTAAACTCTTTCCAATCAGTAACTATCTGTCCTTTGTAGTTACCAATGCGGTGTCCCCATGCCTCAAGGCTGTGACGACCAATCATATTCTTAGGAAAGTCTGGCTTACGAAAGTCTCTATCTCTTATGTCAGGATAAAATAAACGAGCAGCAACTATTGTATCAAATATTTTTGCTTCTGTTCTAAAGCCGTACAGCTTTTGTAATACAGGAATATCATATTTAATAATGTTGTGACCTATAATTAAATCTGCAGAGGCCAGCATCTCCATTGCTTTATTTAATTTTAAATTGATAACCTCATTTGTATCGAGGTTCTTGATTACAATGCAATGAACCTTGCTGACCTCCTCTAATAACCCATCAGATTCTAAATCGAAAACTAATCTCATACCTGTTGGGTCATCCATTTCATAAGTTTGGGGTTTCTCTTCATTACTTCTGTGTAACCATTAGCAAAGCTATCTACTGTTGGTTCTTCTTCTCTATCTTTAAGATTGAATATGTAATAAATCGCATGACCTACTTCATGCAGCAGAAGACTAAGAGCTCTATCGCCTCCCTCTTCAATAATGCTTCTATCCAAATATATCTTTTGCTCTCTTGATGCGTAGCTTCCTTGCTGGTCGCCAACCTCAAGAGCAATGTCTGGGTCTAAAAGCACTACCTGTAGGGTGTGATAAGACACATCTATAGTGTCTGGTAATTTTACTTTTGTCATAATCTCCTAATGTAATGTGTGTTGTTGTAGGACAATGCGCCAAGCGGCTTCATTGCCAGTTGTCATAAGGGCATAAACTGCCTCATCTATAATTTCGTATGCTTCGTCTGTAGCAACGTGAATAATAACTTCTTTATTGGGATATCGTTCTGCTTGCGCAATGGCATCCATTACTATTGTAGTCCATTCGGCTGCATCAAGTTTAGAAATCATCATGTTTTATTTCAGTAAGACATCCTGTTTCTAAATCAAAATGCAGATTGCAAGCGTGACCTGTCTCACCACTAAATCTATTTTTCAGAATAGTAACTGTCGTGGTGTTATCGTCTGCTTGTAAGTCACGGTTCATTGAAATAATTAAATCAGATAACTGACCTATTGATGCTGAACCTCTGAGAGCATTCATTGTAACGCTCTTGCCGTCTTCCCATCCTTTGTCACCTTCACTCCTACGCAAGTGAGATACCAATATTAATCCGATACCTGTCTCTTCAACTAAAGTCCGTAGAACTGAAACGGTATAGTCAATGAGTTTACGTTCATCACTTGTATGTTCATCGCCAAGACTACTAAGAGCCATGTGCAAGTGGTCGAGAATAATGTAATCACAAGCGCACGCCTTAGCCATATATCTAATCTTTGCGATGAGATTGTCGGCAACAGTAGAACCGAAATGATTATACAAATAAAAGTTCCCATTTCCCACGGTTGCATCATAGGTGTTACGAAGCTCATCTTCTTTTATTCCTTCCCGTGTTAAATGTAATGGTTTATGTAAGCTCACTCCCATAATGCCGAGTGATGTTCGTTTGATACTTTCCTCTAGGGCTATGTATCCAACTTTAAAATCTTTTTGTAATAAGTGCAGAGCTACGTGTCGGCAGAAAGAACTCTTACCTACACCTGAACCTGCTGTAATTGTAACCAGCTCACCTTTACGTAAGCCGTGTGTTTTTATATTGAGTGCCGGGAATGGATAATCCACAGTAACATATTCATCTTCTGTATTTATTGTTTCCCAAATGTCTGTTCCGCAAACTATTCCATCAGGTCTGTATGGTTTTGCTGACCAGATACAATCTGTAAGTTCTTTAAACTTACCAGCAACAATCATTTCGTTTGCATCTTTTAATGGCAGCGAACAAATC